AAACACCGCTTAGGGGAACTATCCCTCGTAACAGAAAATAGTAATAGGCTCCTAGGAGCCTATTTTTATGGTGTACATGGACCTGTAACAAATCCACCAGCATCTGGTCTACAAGTTGTAGGCAACGGTGTGCAAGGGCCAACAATAAACCCGTCCCTACAGTAGTTGATTACAGGTTGTGTTATAACGCTGGGTCCAATTACTACGGGGGGAGTCACAATGACTGTTGGGCCTACTACTGGTCCTGTTACAAATGTCACAGTGGGTGGTGTAGGCCCAACAACTACTGGGCTGGGAACAGTGCCACTGGGTCCAACTACAAACTGCGGGGCAGTGGGTGCTGGGCCAGGGCCAACCACAAACGGTGGAGGGATGTCAGCAAGTGACTGTGCTGATAATTTTACTATTTGTGGTTGTGGTGTATCTGTTGCAGTGCCTACACCGCAGGCAGTTAATGCTGTTACTAATAACAGTGATGCAATTTTTCTCATGGTAATTTCCTTGGTTAGGAAACTTCTTAAGAAAAAGCTCTCTAAGCACAACTTAGAATTTGGGAACTCTGTCCTAATATTTTTTAAGTCTCAGGGATATTTATCGTTTATATTTTTGATATTAATTTAATTTTAATTAATTACCAATAGAAATAACCGCACTTTAAAGAATTTTTTACCTTATACACTTACTTATTGCGTAACTAGTGTGTATACTTTACAGCATGAACTATTTTATTTAAACAGTATTTTGTTTACTAAATATAAGTCTAGCCTGATGAGTCAGGCTTATTTTTTAAAAGGAAATTAAATGAAGAAAATTTTAACAATCTTGGCACTAGCCACTTTCGGTACTGCGTTCGCCGCAGATTATGTATCTGTTGATGTTGATGCAGTGACAGGTCTTAAAGGTGCAAAAGACAGCACAGCACAATATGTTCGTGCAGGTAAAAGCTTCGGTGACTATCAATTAAGTTTACAGTCTCGCACTGCTAACTTCAAAACTGGTGGTTTAGTAAACAGCACAGAAGTAACAGCCGCAAATAACAAAATTGGCTTTGCAAGTATTACACCATTCATTGGTGTTGGTCATGACAATGGCTTCAATGGTGTTAAGGGTTCTTCTTACACATACGGTCTAGTTGGTGCTACTGCTGGTCTACCAGTTGGCCCAGGCTTTGCACTAGTTGGTGTTAAGACACGTGTAGGTAGTGATGAGCGTACTCGCACTAAGCAGACTTTGGCATTTGCTACTTATAGCGTTCCAATTGTAAAGAATGTTGCAATCGAATTGAATGCAAGCAAAAGCTATGAGACTATCCAAGAAAACGCTTTTGGCCTAGGTCTAAAAGTTAGTTTCTAATCAAAGATTAGTGATAAAAGGCTCTTTGGAGCCTTTTACCATATAAATACTGGATGTATTTTACACTCAGCCATACTCGGTCTGCTCTACCATTTCACTTGCAAATAAATGATTTATGGTTGTCCACTTCACACAAACCTAGAAGTTATGGGTACAGATTGGGTGAATGCGGCGGTGACTATGTAAATTTCAATGAGTCCGGGATTGAATTCTCATTTCACAAAGACTTTAAGCTATACAAGAATGATGATATTCTGTTGACTAATTTAAAGATTGATGGTGAAGAATTACCAAGTGACATACTTTATTTTGATTATATTGATAGAAAGCCCATACAATATACACAGCGCATTGGTTCAGAAATAGGATATACTTCAGTACTTACCCGCGTCTATGAAATCTTACTAGAAAACTTGAGAACATGCTATAAGCTAGGTGCAAACAAGATTGCGTACACTGCTGGTTTAGATAGCAGTACACTTGCATATATTACAGAATATCATCAACGAATGTTTGAATGCGTTATTGATAAAACATATGAAGGTCGATTTAATAATTTACCATTCAAACATATCATGTACGAAACAAGACAAGCCAGACCAAATGATGATATTGATTACGGGGAGTATGTAAGAGACAGCTTTTATCAGCATGACAAACTAATTACAGGATTTTACGGAGACTTAACTGTAGTACATAACGGTGACATGTACAATCAAGCTAAGAGATTGTATGAGACACAACTACCTTTATATGATCCCAAAGAACCCAATGATTATATTCCTTTTAATGGCAAGGAGGATATAATCAATGCTATCTATTACACCAACACTCATACGTATTTTAGACATTGGTTTCCTGACTTTCAAATACTAGACCCATATCGTGATCCTAGATTGTTTGAAATGATTTGTAGACTAGACACAACAGATTTGATCGAACAAATAGGTACGGGCAAAATACAAAAGAACATCATTGGCTCATTTAATAAAGAATGGGTTAACAACTTATGTGATATAAAGAATAACTATGACAAATTCTAAAACAATCATTTCATACAACGGCGGCAGTGCAGGAGACATGTTTACCTTATCATGTAACGGTAGGCCCTTATTAGGATTAACTAATTTAAGAGTAGTACAACCCTCTACACTAAAAGAATACGAAGCATTAATTCAAAAAGATTTGCCTGCTAACCTAGATGAGGAATTAAATAAAATTGATTATCAATATGCAAGCACTCATTTGCTTGATGAAATAGTTGATAAAGGATTTGATGTATATAACATTATCATCAATGATCCTGCGGTACAGTCATATGCTGTCTATAGACAGATGCAAATTCAAAAACTACGTATCATTGTTAACCATGACCATATTTGGTTTAATACTGTCAAAAATTTTTGTTTGAACAAAGAGTATGAATCAGCCGCAATATATTGGTTTGACAATGCTAAGAAAATTTGGTTAGACAGAATGGCATATAGAATCAAATTTACTAAAGCAAAACAATTAAACTTCAACAAATTGTTTACCAATGACTTTGTACATGATTTGACTATTCAAGGTTGGACACACAACTTGTCAATGCTTGTACCTAATCACAATAAATGGTTAAGAGAGAATGGTAAGTTCTCATACCAAAAAACAATTGAGATGATGCGTCTGAAATTGTCAACTATGAATTGGAATCAATCTGATGGTTGGATTGAGTTTGTACCCAAATAATTGCTTGACAAAATATCTAAACTATGATATCATACAGGTATGAAAATTGAAAAAGCACTTGATTGGGACAAAGTTAGTACTCAGATACAGAAGCAGATGACTGCCGCTGGATACAACCCTGATTTGACTAGAATGCTAAAAAACATTGACACAATGGTCACTGAATTGAGCAAACTTGAGGTGACTTTCCGTAGAATTCACAAGTCTAATATGACTGATGACAAAGTTGCAGAGATAAACAAGGCAATTGATCACCTTGAGAAGTTAGTTTTGATGGCAAATTTAATGAAGTAAATTTGACAATAAATCGTTTTGGGTATATAATAGAGTCTTATTCAGTTGAAAGGCATCTATGAAATTCAATGCAAACGCAGTGAGTACTTTGTACTTCAGAATCTCAGTTAAAAAACGGCCCTATAGTGATGAAGAAATTTGTTTATTAATTAGTGCAAGTGACTATACTAAGACAAATGACAAAGGTAAAATCATGTTAGGTAAAACTCTTTATTTCAGAGAATTACCTCTTTTTACAGAACAAGCAAGTATTGACGCAAATGTTGCCCAGATATGCAAAGTTAATAACTTCTCTGTTGCCCAAGTGTTGTAATAACACAACACGCCCATAATGTCTAAATAATTTGACAATAAATCATTTCTCTGTTATACTATCTTTTCTTTCTGTTAAACACAAATTTTTTTCTAGGAGCATTTAATGGCATCGCAAATTTCTGACAATCTGACTATCACTTCTGTCCAAGCACGTAAGGCAATGCTTACTGCATTTAAAGCAAAACGGCCCCTGTTCATATGGGGTCCGCCCGGCATTGGTAAATCTGATGTTGTTGCTGAGGTAACTCAGGAACTGAAAGGTCATATGATTGACTTGCGTATGGCACAAATGGAACCCACTGACATTCGTGGTATCCCGTTCTATAACAAAGACAAAAACGTTATGGAATTTGCACCCCCAATTGACTTGCCTAGCGAAGAACTTGCAAGCAAGTATCCCATTGTTGTTTTGTTTCTTGATGAAATGAATTCGGCACCCCCAGCTGTTCAGGCTGCAGGTTATCAACTTATTTTGAACCGTCGCATCGGCAAGTATGTCTTGCCAGATAATGTCGTTATCGTTGCGGCAGGTAATCGTGACAGTGACAAAGGTGTTACATATCGTATGCCAATGCCCCTTGCTAATCGTTTCTTACACTTGGAAATGCGCCCTGATTTTACATCATGGCAGAACTGGGCGGTGAACAAAGGCATTCACAAAGACGTTGTTGGTTACTTGAGTTTTGCAAAACAAGATTTGTACGACTTTGACTCTAAGAGTGCAAGTCGTGCGTTTGCTACACCTCGTTCATGGTGTTTCGTATCTGACTTGTTACAAGATGAAGACAATATCGACACCGATACATTGTTCAACTTGGTAGCAGGTTCAGTTGGTGAAGGTCTTGCAGTTAAGTTTGCGGCACACCGCAAGATTTCAGGTCGTATGCCCGAACCTTCTGCTATCTTGAATGGTAAGGTTAAGGACCTTGCGGTAAAAGAAATTTCTGCTATGTACTCACTGACTATTTCAATGTGTTACGAATTGCGTGATGCAATTGAAAACAAGAAAGTAGATAACAAGAAGTTCCACGAAATGGCTGATAACTTTTTCAGCTATATCATGGCAAACTTTGAAACTGAATTAGTTGTAATGGGTGCAAAGATCGCACTGAAGACATACAAGTTGCCAATTGAGCCCAGTCAGTTGAAGAACTTTGATGATTTCCACAAGAAGTACGGTAAGTACATCGTGGAGGCTGGTAACTGATTCAGTTACTAGTTTTACAGGGTGAGTGTAGCAATATGCTCACCCTTTTTTAATAAGGAACAATATGACAGGAAAAAAGTATTTCTACGCATTGGGACAAAGTGCCCGAGCAAAAGGTTTGACTAAGGATCAAGGAATAGAATTCTATTGTATCGATGCCGGACTACCTTACGCACGTATTGCGTTTGACGCTGGATTTCGAGGCTTGTCAATTTGACAATAAATCAACAATGTGTTATAATATAACATATTCTGAAAAGGACCTAATATGAGCGAAGTAATTGACAAATCAAAATCTAAGAAAAAACGTAGTGCTAAATTTGAGAATCTTGTAGGTACTACTGACCCAAAGATTGATGCACTCGCACGTGAACGATTAGTAACAGCACGTATTGGTTTGTTGTTGCGTCAATCATTTTTTGGTAATCTTGCAACTCGTTTGCAATTAGTTAATGCCGATGAGTGGTGTAGTACAGCGGCAACAGACGGCTTAAAGTTCTATTACAATAGCCGCTTCATTATGATGTTGAAGCCCAAAGAAGTTGAATTCTTAGTAGGTCATGAGGTCCTTCATGTTGTTTACGATCATATAGGTCGTAGAGGTGATCGTGATCCTCAAATCTGGAACATTGCAGATGATTATGTTGTTAATGCTGACTTGAAACGTCACAAGATTGGTCAATTCATTACCACAGTACCTTGCTTGTACGAACAAAAGTATGATGGCAAATCGGCTGAGGAAGTATATGATGACTTGATGAAAAATGTTCAAAAAATATCTATTGAAGATTTACTTGATCAAATGATTGATGATCATATGGATGGTGACGGCGATGGTGACGGTGATAATGAAGGCAAAGGCAAGCGCCCTAAGATGTCTCCTGAAGAACGTGAACGTATGCGTCAGGAAGTTAAGCAAGCGATTATCAATGCCGCACAAAGTGCAGAAGCAGGTCAACTACCCTTAGGTGTTGAACGATTGATTAAGCAAGCAGTTGACCCAGTTATGCCTTGGCGTGAACTAATTCAAACAAACTTGACCAGTGCTATTCGCACAGACTATAGTTGGATGCGACCCTCACGTAGAGGCTGGCACATGGATGCTATCATGCCCGGCATGACTCCCGGTGAAGAGATTGATGTAGTTGTTGCTATTGACATGAGTGGTTCTATTAGCAATAGTCAAGCACAAGCATTCTTGGGTGAGATCGGTGGTATGATGGATAGTTTTGATGGTTATAAGGTTCATGTATTTTGTTTTGATACTGAGACATATAACCCACAAGACTTCACTAGTGAAAATCTTGATTCAATTGACTCATACGAACCGATGGGCGGTGGTGGTACTGACTTTGATAGCATCTTTGATTACTTGAAGAAAGTAGGCAACGTGCCCAATCGATTGATTTGTTTCACTGACGGCTACCCCTGTGGTAGTTGGGGTGATCCAGACTATTGTGATACAACTTGGATCATTCACGGTGACCCTAATCCAAATCCCCCATTCGGTACATATGCGCTTTATGATGACAAATGATCATGGAACTCTTACTTGAAATTATCGGGTATGGATTTATTGTATTAGTACTAATGGCAGTGTTGTATACTTTTGTTATGTTGCTAACCAAAGCTTTACAGACATTAACCAACAATGATGATTAAGTCTAGTGAAGAAATAATCATCTACGAAAGTCCAGATGGTGGCAAGACGGTCTACTCACGCAAGAGTGGATCGTCTGACAGAACCATGGTAAAAGAAGACAACTCAAAAAATCATATCACTAGATGGTATGAATGGCGAGAGATTCTTAAATTAGCAGAAACAGAACCGTCATTAGCAGATTCAATCAACAAAGCAGAGATAGTATATGCCCTCGTTAAGAAAGAACAAAACTAAACATTATCTAGCAATGTGGGATATGCTGGGTCTTGAATGTTTATTTGATGTTGACAAACATATGAACGAACATAATGCATGGGAAAAAGAAAAGATTGTTGCTATTCTTAAAGAATCAACAACATATCCATTAAAGCCTGCAGGCATTCCTTTGCAAATGATGCTCCTTCGTGCTAGGGTTAATAGTCAACGTGCCTATGAGATTTATGAATTCAATAGCACAATGGCTTATGATGAATTGAAAGAAGCGTTCAATGACAATCCGCAACCCATTGTTGAATGGATTAGAAATAATGGTAAAAAAGTTTATAGTGATTATCTTAAACAAGATAGAAAGATGATTGTATGATGTATATTGGTACAAGTTTGGGTAGATGTTTGCGTAGTATCTTGTTAGGTGAAGTGTCCGAGGATGATGTTTTATTGATTATTACTCGCACTATGACTCCTGATTTAGAAGGATTTATTATGGTAGTAAAACAATATTACGATGACGGTAACTACTCCTCATATCAACCGCATGAATATGACCTTTCGGTCAAATCTTGGGAAGAAGTAGAAGCACTTGCAACAGATTTATATACTACTGGCAAGATTCATCAACCTAGAAACTTTGCAACTTTGGGTAGTCAGTTCATTCACCCCGGTCTACGCAATGATATTTGGATAGAGGTATCTCCTAAAAATCGTAATACTACACCTGCAGTAGTTGAAGCATATGAAAAATTCAAGGTGCTGGATGCACTAACAAAATGATAGAATATGAAGTTGATCCTGTAGTATGGTTTGCTGAACGACAACTTGATTATCCTCCTGTACATTTTGTTTCGGTATCCACTCCATTGAATTCAGAATCAAAACAATGGATATTGAATAAGTTGCGTGGTAGATTTGCTGTTACAGTAGATACTACTGATTTTTTATTTAACATGGATTCATTGGGATGTGTCAGTTTTGAAGATCCCAAAGAAGCTACACTTTTTGAATTGACATGGTCATGAAAAAATTATTAACTAGTTTATTACTTTTACTTTTAATATTAACTGGATGCGGAGGGGGAGGGGCAACGCCTAATAGTAATCCTGTTGATCCGATACCTGTTAAACCTCAACCAATATCTCAATTTAACCCCCCGGCAACAATCCCCACTGATAAGTTTAGATTAGCCCGAATAGATTATAGATATGATACCCCTATCGATAATAAAGACATAAACGGGTATCACACTACATCATATGAATCTGTAAAACCAACTTTAAACAGAATTAAAGAAATAGGTTTTAATGGAGTTATTGTTCAACTACAAACACCTGTTAACAAATATACCGGACTTGTAAGTTTAAATGACCAGCCTACCGATAATAAAACTATTCCTAAAGATATTTGGAAGTTGGTTGATTATGCAAAATCTCAAGGATTATATGTTTGGATATCCTTAAGAATTGTAGATAGTGTAACAGATGTAGAACTGACACCTGACTTTAAAAAATATACTGAACAACAAATGTTTAATAGTATCATTGCTTATCAGAAAAATATTGCAACTATTGCTCAACAACATGCGGTAGATGGAATATTTATAAGTGAGGGTAATAGTAACTTAGAATCATATGACCATTTATTTTATTGGCAACAATTAATCTCTGAATTAAGAAAAGTTTATTTTGGTAAATTATCGTATGCTAGTGGGTTGCTTGAACAAACTGCAATATGGAATCATGTTGACTATGCAAGTTTTTATTTAAATGGGGGTTTATCAAAGACTCCCGTATATGACTTAAAAACAATTGTTAATTTATACACAAATGATGTATATAGTATAAATCAAATACAAAGGATAAAAGATATTTATATGGTATATGGTAAAAAATTTATTATAACAACATTACCTTTAATGTCAGACACTGGTGTTGGTATGGTGCCTGTTGGATTTTGGGATATGATGATTAGTAATATTTGGACAACTCAAAAACAAAATATTAATCCACAAATACAATTGTTAAAAATTCAAGCATTCCTTGAAGTGATACATCGCAGTATACCTGACATTACAGCCGGCGTTGCATTTGGTGAGTTTAGCCCTTGGTTAGAAGAAGTTAATTTTAGTAAACCAGAGAATCCGGTATATATATATTATTGCTGTGGAATGAATTTGTCTAACAATTTAGATGCCCAAAAAACACTAAATTTTTACTTTAGTAAGCCCTGGGGCTACTCTACACTACAATAAAAAATATTTGATTGATTAATATCAGTTAAATATCTTTATCATATCTGATAGGAGATTATTATGTTTACACGACATGTAGGAAAACAAGGCGACCGAAAAGTTGCAGTAGTATTTCGAGAAGTGCCCGGCGAACCTCACATGTGTTTGGTTGTTCATACTGAATTATTGAACCAGCACATACACGACCCATTGATTCAATGTATTGAGAGTGACATTGGTCAAAACAGCGAACACTTAGCAGACGCATTAAATCGCACTCACACCAAAGACGGTAGAATTATTCTTCAAGTGTTGCATGGTGAAGGACAATTAAAGAAAGTTCAAACAAGTCAGATTTTAATGACACCCTCACCTAACCAATCTATTCGATTAAATGAATTGAATACAATTTTGGATGAAATGAAACAAGGTGAGAGTGCAGTTAAGCGTTTACAAGAATTGGACAATAGCCGCGGAATGCAAGATCCGGCTGATGTAGTTCGTAGGATGCGTGGTAATCAAGCCCCAGTTGTGCCATCAGGTGATTTACTCGGTGATGCATCACTTGCAAAACAAAGACTTGAGCAAGCACAAAAAATGGAACGTGAGGCAAAAGGATTATTAGCAGAAGCACAACGATTGACTGAAGAGGCTAAAAGTCTTGACCCTTCGGTAATATCTGTACCTTCGGTTGAAGTGAAACCAACTAAAGCAAAAAAAGCAAGAGCAAAAGTTAGTGTCTAATGTCACCAGAATTCATCCACAAATGGGAACATATTCTTGAAGATGTAGAAAAGAATAAAATACCTGTAGAATTTATTAAGAAGCTTATCATCAAACTTCAAGGTAAGAAACAACAGACTATTAATATTCAAAAATTTCTATCACAAGGATTAAACCCGGACGATATAGAAGAAGCAGTTAGTCGCAAACTAGATGAATTGGATGACATGATAGTGAGTGTAGAATTCGTGCTGAATGTTCAAAGTATTGCAGACACCGTACAACCAGAAACTGATCGGCTACTAGGTAAACTTTAATCCAATCAAAAAGCCCTGAATATTCGGGGCTTTTCTCATTACATGATATAATATAACCATGAAACAATACTTAGACTTACTACAAGATATACTAGATAACGGAGAACTTAAAGATGACAGAACTGGTGTTGGCACCTATAGTGTTTTTGGACGTCATATTCGCTTTGATTTGCGTAGGGGCTTTCCCGCAGTCACTACTAAGAAACTTGCATGGAAAGCTTGTGTCGGTGAACTACTCTGGTTCATTGAAGGATCTAGTGATGAGCGTAGATTGGCAGAACTTACCCACGGTAGTGCAGAAGGAAAGGTTACTATCTGGACGCCAAATGCGCTTGCACCGTATTGGAAACCAAAAGCGAAATTCGAGGGCGATCTCGGTCGTGTTTACGGGGTACAATGGCGTCATTGGAACAAATATCGTACAGAAAAAAACATGGGCTCGGCGCACAAAGGCGGCACACGCCTCGCTGTTGACCAAATTGAAGTCGACCAACTATCAACCCTTATTGAGGGGTTGAAGACTGATCCTAATGGACGTAGACACATTCTAAGTGCTTGGAATGTAAGTGAGTTAGATCAAATGGCGTTGCCCCCTTGTCATGTAATGAGTCAATTCTATGTCAACAAAAATAAAGAACTATCTTGCCATATGTATCAGCGTAGTGTGGATGTTTTTCTTGGCTTACCTTTTAACATTGCTAGCTATGCGTTACTCACTCATTTGATTGCACATCACTGTGGATTAAAAGTAGGAGAGCTTATTATTAGTTCGGGTGACACACATATCTACAAAGACCATATTGAACAAGTTAAAGAACAATTAACACGTGAAACATATCCATTGCCTACATTGATGTTAAATGCAGAAAAGACTAACATCTTTGAAATGACAATGCAAGACATACATTTAGAGAACTATCAAAGTCATGGCCCTATCAAAGCAACAATGGCAATCTAACGAATTCACTAGACCCAAGTATCAGGTACAACTATCTGATACTGGGGAAGAGATGGTAACCATTACTCAAGTAGTTCACACTATTAAGATGGGTGATGTTGAAGATCCTGATTTGTTTGTTGCTCAACCAATTTACGAATGGCAACAAACAGAAGCCGGTAAGTGGATAATGGAAAATTCTATACCTGCTCCTAGTTGGCATCGTAATCATGACATATACAATTATGGATATACTTATCAGATTAGAGCATATCTAACACATAAACAATTAACATTTTGGAAGTTAAAATATGAGTAATATATTGGTTACTGGCGGACTAGGACTTATTGGTCACAATGTAGTTAAACGACTACAAGATATGGGACATTTAGTATCTATAATGGATAACAAAACAAACTATGGAATTATTCCCCAAGATGAAATTGATTACTTGATGGCCGAGCGAATGAAGAAGATTGATGAAACTAGTTTTATCTATGACAGAGACATTTGTGATGCAGAGGCAGTTAACTTTATCTTTAATGTAGAGCAACCAGAGATTGTTATACATATGGCTAGCTTCCCAAGACAAAAAGTAGTTAACGCAAATCCTGCTTGGGGAAGTCGTGTTATGAGTGAAGGGTTGCTCAACTTGCTGGAAGCTAGTAATAAGTATGATGTACGTAAGTTTATCTATATCAGCAGTTCAATGGTGTATGGTGACTTCACTGATGATGTAACAGAAGATTATGATTGCAAACCTCAAGGTCAGTATGGTATATTGAAACTGGCAGGTGAAGATTTAGTCAAAGACTACACACGCAGAACTAATCTTGTCCATACAATTATTCGTCCAAGTGCGGTCTATGGTGAACTAGATGTTGAGGATCGTGTTATTGCTAAGTTTATGCTTACTGCCATGCGGGGTGGCACATTGAATGTTAATGGTGCAAATGAAACATTAGACTTTACTTATGTTGAAGATGCCGCAGATGGCATTGTAGGTGCCGCATTAAGCGACAATACAGAGAACAAAACATATAACATCACCAAAAGCCATAGTCGAACCTTACTTGATGCGGCTAACTTGGCAGTCAAATGTGCAGGCAAAGGCTCAATCAATGTAAGAGATAAAGATGCAGACTTCCCCAGTCGTGGTGCATTAAACATTGATGCGGCACGTAGTGACTTTAGATATGATCCTAAAGTAGACGTAGAAGAAGGCTTTCAAAAATATTATGATTGGCTTAGTACATCAAGGTACTGGCAGGATAAAATAAAATGAATGAACTAGAAACTGCATTGAAAGCACATGATTGGTCTCTAGATGGATATAAATCTAGACTTAACATAGACAAGTTGATGAAAGAAAATACCGAACAATCAAAATTGTTATGGGAACAATACTGTCCGTGGTCTGTTACTAACGGCGGGTATATAGCTTGGGCAAAAAATGCAAATCTCCCACTTCGGTCTAGCAAGACAGTATAAGAACATTGGTCCAGAGTTGCTTGATGCAACTCACCGAGCCCTTAAAGATGGACAGCTTGTAGGTGGACATTATACACGCTCGTTTGAAGAATGGCTAAAGCATCGTACTAAAACAAAGTATGCTGTTACTGTTCATAGTGGCACACAAGCATTAGAGATTATCGCAAGATATAAAAAGAAAAAGCATAACGAAACAATGGAAGGCAATCCTAAAGTTGGTATACCTAATTTAACTTATCCAGCAACATTGAACTCATTCTTAACTGCAGGCTGGGATATAGAGTTAGTTGATACTGATAAAAATGGAATCATTGAAAAATACATAGTAGGATACACGTGTGTCATGGGTTATGCAGGTCGTAAGCCTTGGCCTATTGCAGGGTATACTAGCGCAAATGCAGTGATTGTAGACGGAGCACAACATTGGTTAGTATGTGACGGAGATGTTGGTAGTGGTATGTCTATTAGTTTTGATCCTACAAAAAACTTACCTAGTTCAGGTAATGGTGGTGCAATTGTAACAAATGACGAACAACTATATCTGTTTGCCGCAACATACAGAGACAACAACAAACCTGCATTCCATGATGCAGGAACTAACAGCAAGATGAGTGAACAAGATTGTGCTCAGATTCTTGTTAGAGCAAAGTATATTGATGGATGGCAAAAGCGTAGAAGTGAGATTTCCAAGTATTGGTGTAATGCGTTCAGAGAACTACCATTAACTTGTCTGTCTGACACAACAACTCCTCATGCACATCAAAAGTTTGTGTTATATTTACCTGATCGTAATAGCTTACATACTCATTTATTGACTGATGGTATTGATAGTAAGATTCATTATGAGTATGTACTAGGTGACTTACCTACAGCAAAGAATTTACCAAAGCCTGACTTGTTATCTACTAGCGTAATGCTAAGTCGCGGTGTGTTAAGTTTACCAATCTATCCTGAATTAACTGATGTAGAAGTTGATTATATAGCTGAGAAGGTTCATGAGTTCTATAAATAACTGATGATAAAGATACCAGTCAAAGTAGAAAAAGCAGTTAAATCTGAATGTAAGTTTATTGAATGGAAGATTCATAATGTATGCAATCTTAATTGTAGTTTTTGTGGATTAGAAAATAAAGATGGATCACAGCGATGGTCTTCTTTAGCATCATATAAAGAGTACACCGATAAGATAGTAGATAGTTGCAATGGTATTCCTTTTTGGATTCAAATAACAGGTGGTGAACCTACATTGTTTCCTGAATTGATAGAACTAATAAAATATATCAAACAAAAAGGTGGTTATACTTCATTAATATCAAATGGTAGTAGAACATTAAGGTGGTGGCAAGAATTAAAAGAATCAATGTCACTCGATCAGTTGTATATAACTTATCACAGCGAACAAACAAATGACTACCAGCATGTTGCAAATGTACTTAATATTTTTCATAATGAACCCACAGAAACCATTTGCTTGATAACACATATAGTATTATCAATTGATTTGGCCTTTGAAGCTGGTCACTTTATGCAAGAAAATACAGGCGCAACCACAATTATAAAAGGTATGTCTACGCCAGACATATACAAAGACTATTCTACAGAACAATTAATCACACTGAAAAAATCAAATAGTCTATTTGGCAATTTAAAAAAATATAAAAGAAAAAATAATGTACCAGTTAAACATATGATTGATAGTGCATTATTAATAACATATGACGATGGTTCTACTAAGATAGAAAATCCGCAAACATTGATGAAAAATCAAGAAAATTATTTTTTAGGATGGAAATGTGATACAGGCAGAAATTTTATGAGAGTAGATTCTATGGATAAAATATATAGAGGTGTATGTGGTGAGGGAGGATCTTCTACAGAAATAAAGTTTACAGAAGATTATATGATATGTAACAGAAACAAATGTTTTTGCACCACCGACCTAATATCTACTAAAATGAAATGAATATTTGTTTAATATTAGTATAAATAAGAATACTATGTGGATACTATCAATATTACCCGACGCCGCAATACATATAATATTTCTATTAGGTATTTTAGGCACCCTTGCTGGATTCATCTTAGGATTCATTCCTTTTGTCAAAACTTATCAAGTTGTCATACAAATCTGTAGCATTATTATACTTGTATTTGGTGTATACCTTGAAGGAGGCTTAGTTGACTACAAAAAATGGGAACTTAAAGTCAAAGAGATGGAAGCTAAAATTGCACACGCTGAAATAAAGTCTAGCGAAAAGAATGCGGAGATGCAACAAAAAATCGTAGAAAAAACCAAGATAGTACGAGAAAAGGGTCTTGACATAATTAAGTATATAGACCGCGAGGTAGTCATGAATCAAGAAATTGTCAAGTACATTGAAAATTGCCCGATTCCTAAAGAAATTATAGACATACATAATCAAGCTACAGAATTGAATAAGGCGGCTATAAAATGAGATATTTACTAATTGCCCTATTATTAGCAGGATGTTCCACAACTGTACCTGTAACTCAAAAGTTTCCTAATGCTATCCCCGAATTGATGCAAAGTTGTGAAAATCTTAAAAAAGTTGAGGGTGATAAAGTAGCTATTACAGAAATGCTTAAGGTCATTATACACAACTATTCACTATACTATGAATGTTCAGCTAAAGTTGACAGTTGGCAAGAGTGGTATAACGAACAAAAAAAGATATTTGATAGTGTAAAATAGTAACATATTATGAAATATGTTGTAGGCCAAAAAAGAATTGGTCAGGCTTCTGATAAATACATTATAGTCTAGGAATTATAATGACACAAGAAGTTATTGAAACAGGGGAAATACCAAACGATGGTTCTGGTGATCCACTTCGTTTAGCATTTGATAAAATTAACAACAATTTTGCTAACTTGTTTACCACAATAGGTGCTAATGTTGAGTTGATTGATTCCTCGCAATTTCCAGAAAGCAATGTGTCTAACAATGGTGGCACACAGAATATTTTAAATATTGGTCAAGTTATATTTAACACGACACAAATTGTTGAATCTATACCCACTGAACCGCAATTATTATCATTTACTACGACGGAAGGCCCGTACGGGGCACAAGAATACATCAATATAGGTGCTACCCCTAACGATGGTCAAGGTGATCCATTACGAGTTGCATTTGGTAAGATAAACAATAACTTTAGCAATTTATTCTTTACAACAACTAACACCAGTAATGTATATACAAGTGGATTAACGCCAGGACAAGTTATATATGAGTATCCAGCAAATAGCTTTACACAAGGCTCATTTCAGATTAGATCAAGCGATCCGGGAACGCCTAATAGTCAAGACATTACTATTTCAGCGCAAATTACAAATAATAATGACGCAGTAAAGTTTACTGGTTATGCTATGACTTTTGCAGGTAATGCATTAACTAGATACGATATGGATGTAACTGGTGGAAATGTTAGAATTCTTGCCAATCCTATTGCAAATGCTTTTATTCTACATTTTATTGCATCTCAGGTTACATTCATTGGTGTCATGACACCGGGTGTTGATATTGGTCTTGACGGCTATGTTGATTCTGTTTTAGGCACACAAAATGGTGATATACTAACAACTGAAAATTAAAATGCGAGCTAAAGAATTTATAAATGAAGGTAGAACTGGTACAATCACACGTGATGTGGGATTGGCTCTACCCGGTGCATTTAAGATTCCTGCTCTTAAAAATCAAGACCCATACTTACAATATCGTTTTGGTGTAGCAATTGCTGGCGCTAAAGGTGCGGCTCAACGTGCTCAGGATCATGTACCAAAGTTTGACGGTAAAGAATCAGTGTTTGGTGAAAATGAAATCATAGTAAGCTATGACCCAATGGCAGAAGTATGGATCAAAGACGCACTAGTATCAATGGGTATGCCTGCAAGCGATGCTGTACGTATTGGTACACAAGCTAGTGAAGAAGCACCTGATGTAGATAAATCTAGCCCAGTCAAAGCCTTTAAAGGATACAAGAGAAAATGAGAGCATATGAATTTTTAACTGAAGGTGAAGGCAAACCTCACCCTCATCATTCGTCTGTATCACAGGGTATCTTTAAAACACGTGATATTGGTGGATATGATCGTATCTATCACATGAATCGTTTATGGATGGCAATGGCAATGGCTGATGGTAAAAGTCAAGATGCAGTTGAAATGGACAGTGCTAGTTTTGCTGAAAAGTATAACACGGTTCATCCATACACAGAAGAAGAATACAATATGTTTGTTGCGGCGACTAAAACTATACCAACAGATAAAAAAGATGTTGTGCCCTATAGTAAATCACAAGAACCTGATGATACTAACAAAACAAGTTTAGTCAAGCCATTCAAAGGCTACAAGAAAAAATAATTTCACTACCACATTTTTTGAATAAGTAATTATATCAAATTACAGGATTCTCAATGATTGATATCAACAATACTCTCGACTTAATTAAACTAAAATTCTACAACGAATGGTTATACACAGCACATATCTATGATGAGGGCAACAGCCAAATGCATGAGAATCTCACTAGAGAAGTCGTTGCAAAATATATAGATCCTCTCAACTTACCAAAAGATATTAAAATCTTAGATTTAGGATGTGGTCCGGGTTATTTCTTAGATGAGATGAAAATTCGTAACTACACAGATGTTACTGGAGTTACATTAAGTCCCGGTGACATTAAGATTTGTGAAGATAAGGGTCACAAAATTGAAAAATATGATTTAAGTTTTCTTCCTCAAAAAGATGGATATTTTGATGAAAGTGTAGACTTTATTTTCTTGCGACATGCGTTAGAACACAGTCCATACCCTATCTTTAGTATTATGGAATATAATCGTGTTTTAAAACAAAACGGTAAAATTTACATTGAAGTTCCTGCTCCAAATTGTGACCGCAAGCACGAATGGAATGCGAACCATTATAGTATATTAGGTGAACAACAACTAGCCGCGTTATTGACACGATGTGGATTTAATATTGATTACTTTAATAATTTAGAATTTGATATTCAAACACCGAACGATAAAGGTGAATTGGCAACATCTAAAGAAAAATATTATTGTGTTTTAGCTACAAAAGCAAGACCGTTGGATATTAAATAATGTAAAATGAATCAATTTTTTATTAATTATTATATAGGTGCAAGAGGTGATTTTTTAATAAAATGTTTACATGGTGATGTATTCGATGATAGTTTATTCAAGACATTATCTATTTTTTCTAAAATCCCTACCACATTAGATTATAGTATAAAAATTCACGGTGATATTAACCCCGCGATAACAGAAATACAAAATTTTTCAAAAAAAAACAATTCTTAGGAAA